CAACAGCGGGTGATCCAAAATCTGGGGAGTCTTCTAAGATGAAAGCTAAAAGGAAATCTTTTAAAGCCCGTCATGGAAAAAATATAGCAAAGGGTAAAATGTCTGCCGCTTATTGGGCTGATAAGGTAAAATGGTAATAGAAATATAGGTACTTAAATGGCAGACACAACAGGTAAAAGGTTAGATCGAATCGAAGAGAAGCTAGATAAGATGGGGGAAGTGCTAATCACTTTAGCCCGTTTTGAAGGTAAGATAGATTCATATGGTGACTATAGAACTGATTCTTGGGAACGTATGAATAGGTTCTCAGAGAAACTTGATAGAATTGAGAAGACAGTTGATGAGAATGCACGAACAGTAACCACTATTAATAAATTATTCTGGATAGTCTTAATAGCTATCGTGGGATCAATCGCCGCTCAACTTATGGTTTAAGGAGAAAACAAATGGGCAATGTAACTACTAAGTTGATTGAGGCATATGCAGAAGTCAACATAAACGAAAAAAAGAAACTAGATCCAGTAGATGCGAAAGCATTGAACAAGGATGATGCCGCTGATCGTAAAGATGGAGACATTGACAACGATGGTGACGTAGACAAATCTGATGAGTATCTTCACAATCGCCGTAAGACTGTTAAGAAAGCTATGAAAGATGAAGATAAGAAAAATGAGGATGTTGAAGAAGCTTACGAAGGAACTATGGTCTGCGAAGATTGCGGTTGTGAGCAAGAAAATCCAAATGCAGATTGTAACTGTGAAAATGATTCACAAAATCTGCAAGCTTCATATTGGACGCCTAAAGAAAGTTACTTGGCGGCTCAGAAGAAAAACGAAGGAGTAGAGGAAACTACAATGGACGAATCACAAAAAGCAGAACTTGCCAAGAAATTAGCAAAAGCTTCTGCCTCTAGTGCGAAGGGCAGAAAACTTGTTAGCCTTAAGAAAGCACCATGGGAAAAAGAAAAGAAAGAGGGAAGCGAAGAGAAGATCGTTATGAATCCTTCTAAGGACAAGAAAGACAAGAAAGACAATAAGGGTGAAGTTGATGGTGGAATGGCTGAGTCAGTTATGCCAGCAGTCTATGCTCGTATTATTGAGGCTCGTAAAAATCCTGAGGGTGAAAAGGCTGGATCGACTGCTTCTAAAGGTGAAGCTGATTTCGTAAAGTCTCACACAGATAACGTTCAAGTAGATGACACTGAAGCAAAAGGTCATGACGATGTTAGTAAGGCTGGAAGAGCGGGTCCATCAACGAAGGCACGTCCATCTGACAACATGAAAGGTGATAAGAAGATTATGCCTTCTGCAACACCAATGAAGGGAAAGTAATATGAGGACTATTGAAGCACCGAACTGGTGTAGTGATGCTATACCAGTATTAAGTCAGGGTTGGGTAAGTCCATCAGGTGAGGTTATGGTTTCTTCTAGATTTACTCATGAGCAAATAGATGAATGGCAAAAGGCTAATACGCCAGTGACCGCTGATGATATTACTATTGTTGAAGGTAAATGGGATGCTGAAGAATCAAGAATGGCGGCATCTGGATTTGTGACTAATACTATGACAAATGTTGATATGCCAAGCGTAGCCGCTGTTTCTAAAGATGCTATGTCATTCGATCATACTGATGTGGATAGTCTTAAGGATATGAATAAACTACAACTTGAAGCACTTGGACGTGAGCATGGTGTTGAGTTAGACAGGCGTAAAACTAAAAAGTCTTTACTCAAAACTATGAAGGATTTACTGTCCTAAATAAAATCAAAGAGATTTAATTTGGATGGAAAATGAAACTATTTGATACTTTAGATGATAGCAATATACTTTTGTATGCGGCTAAACATTATTATAAACCAAACGTGATAGATGCTGAAGAGTTTTATGATGATCTTAAGAGATTCATGTACTTGAAGCGGCTGTTAAACCGTTACTATAATACTGGTGAATTGGCTGATAGACTTATATTAAATCATCTTATTGTGATATTTAATGTGTTTGATATTAAGCCATCTTTAAAGATGTTAGAGTTTCATATGAATGATAAATATTGGCAAGCACTAAAGCCATTTTTAATATTCTTAAAAACTATTAAGAATGATGAATACACTGATATCGAAATGGACAAAAAAGTAATAGAAAGACTGAGGGACATATAATGAGGAACTGGATTAAAAACCGTATAGATGAACGCACTACTATGGACGGTGCAGTTCTCATAGGTATAGGAATAGTTGCTTTGTTTGCAACCAGTTTTATTAAACTTGCCGCTGTTGGTGCTATCGCATACGGCTGTTGGACTATGTGGAAAGCAGAGTAATATAATGCGTATGTTACAAACCGAAGGTATGCTAAAAAGAGCGGGTGATCTAGTATACACCTTCAGGTTCTTAAGACTACTTACGACTTCATTCGAAGATACTGAAGCATTTAAGCTAGGCATTATAGATGCGAAGGGTAAGAGACAAAAATCTTTTACTCTTGATAATATGGAAGACAGAGACAACTATCGTAACTACTATACACCATTCCATAAACTTGTCTTTAATATAAAAAAGATTATGGCGAAAGCTCCGGGTGGTGGAAGTAAACTTGCTTCATATGCCGCCGCATTGTTTCTACTAAAAGAAAAGTTTAGTATGCCTCAGGGAAAACTTCTGGAGAGTCTAAAAGTATTGGGCGTTACTGAAGCAGACTTCTTGACAGAGCAAAGTGAATGGTTTGTACTTGAAGATGAACGGCTATCCCCCGGATCTTATAAAGTAATGAACGAAAAACTTTTAAACGATACGTTAGATGAAACGGTAAATGCCAGAGACAATGTTAAAGTCGATGCTGAGTGCTATCCAGTAGGATGCCTATTTGGTATAAATATATACGAAGTTACACACGCAAGGACTAAGAGGAACGTATACGTTTCTGTAGGAGAACTGATACGATGAAAGAAGAAGTCACCACTACCGCTGATGCTGGTATCCCACAAGATACTAAAAACATGGGTCCAAGGAAAAGGCTCCCCACAAATGTATTAAGACGTAAGTTGGGTGTTCCAATAAACGTGACTGATCGTAGACGTAAGAAAGATAAGACACCAAGACTACTAGCAATGTATAGAAGGCACTTGGAGAATAATGCTTAAAACTTTTAAAACATTTTCAGAAATAAATGAAGATATGGCAAACACAAATGACATGGATCATATGATCAAGCGTGTTGCCGTGGTTGCAGATATATGTACGAAAATGGGTAACAAGCCTCTGATGTATAGACAAGTAAAGGGTGTTGTTAATAATGCTCACAAATTTGCAGTTAAGGTTACTCCACAAGAAAATAGAAAATACAACGGCAATGCAAAAAATCCTGCTCAAGCAAAAGTAATACAAGCACTGAATATAAAAAATCCTGTGTGGGCATCACTCGAATCACACACAGGAACTAGAGGGCCATTTGGTGAAAACAATATAATGATTCCAATAGGTAGTTATAAGATAAACTACAGTAGCAAAGTAAAAGACCTTGGACGCAAAGATGATGTTGAAAAGTTTCTTGACACGTATAAAACGGGCTGGCCTGATGCAAGCCACGGTGACAATGAAATAGTAGTTGATTGTGTTAACTACTATCTTATTAACGTAGGCGAGTTAGTCGGCAAGTATACTGGAAAGAAAGCAAAGGCTATTATTGATAAAAGTTCACGTGATTGGAATAACTTAAATAAAGAAATGCTAAAAGCAAAGTTTGGCACATACAGAAATGTAGGTTGGTATTTGGCTAATCCTGTTACTAACTACTTAAATTGGATGGTAGAAACACAGAAAAAGCGCACAGCCGCACTGGTGGGATCATGATGGAGCATTACGTTGGCTAAGTTATATTTAATCATTATTATAGCAAGTTTGTTAGGTGGTGTGGGCTATGGTGGCTACAACTACTATCTCTGGTCAGAGGCTACTATAAATACACTGAGAGAAAATAACGTTAAACTAAAGTCTGCCGCTGAAACCTTACAAGCAACTGTCGAGAATATGCAAGCAGATCAAAAGAAAAATGAACAGCTAAATAAAGATTTAAGTAAAAGACTACAGCAATCGCAATCACATTTAGATAAACTTAGAGGCGTGTTTGCTAAAATTGATTTGACTATGGAAGCATTAACAAATGCACAAGGACTTGAAGAAAGGGTTGACAATGCAGTCACTAAACTACTCAACAGAATTGAATCTGAAACCACTCCTCCTACTGACATTACCGTTCCTACTGTGGAGTTGCAGTAGAGCACCTGAAGCAGAAGTAGTTATTCAGACAGAGTATGCCAAACAGAGTGTTCCTATTCAGGAGCGACCTAAAGCAGTCAAGTTCCCACCTGTTGATTGGTATGTAGTTACTGAAGAAAACCTAGAAGAAAAACTAGCAGAACTAGAAGCGAATACTGGTAATATAGTTTTCTTTGCCATCACTCCTAAAGGATATGAGAACCTAGCACTTGGCATTGCTGAGATGCGTAGGTATATCAAAGATACACAGGCAATCATAGGTTACTATGAAGAAGCCTTGACTGAAGAGCCTGTGATAGAAACTCCTTAAAACTATGAGATACTGTGGAATAAGTGATGACTTCCATGACGCCAGTATTGCGTTCATTGAAGAGGATGGTAGAGTATCATTCGCCGCTGAAAGTGAGCGGTATAGTAAAATTAAAAATGATCCTGTGCTACATCATCGTCTATATGATATGATACAAAATGATGATTTAGTTACCTTCTATGAAGATACTCAATTTCGTTTAGATTCCGCTCATAAAGTGCTAAGTACTTTTGAAGGGGATTGGCATGAAAAACTAGAAAAGTATAAAGCTAGGTTTGGTGGTAAGAAAAAATATACTTATTCTAAAAAATGTCTACATCATGAATCTCATGCGGCTGGAGCGTTTTACACTCGCCCTTGGGAATCGTCAGAGGATACAGTGATACTCACCATAGATGGTTATGGGGAATATCAAACAGCCACTATTATGAACTCCAATTTTGATTTGTTGTATGAGGATGTGTATCCTAATTCGATTGGGACTGTTTACGCTCTTGTAACAAGAATGCTTGGCTACAGAGCTTTAGAAGAAGAATATATTGTAATGGGAATGGCATCCTATGGTGAACCGACTTTATTGGAAGCTGTAAGGATTTCCGTAGAAGAATTTAGATATTCATTTCCATATTGGAATTACAGAAATGTTTTATCTGATAATTTATCTAAGTATGCAAAAACAGAACCCTATAACTTAGCGGCGTCTCTACAAGCATGGGCAGAAGAAGAAATACTAAAACTTGCGACTAAGGCTAGAGAGTATGGTAGCAAGCTATGCTATAGTGGTGGAGTTGCTCAAAATATAACTGTCAATAGTAAAATAAGATATTTATTTGACGATATGTGGATTGCGGCAAATCCTAGTGATGGTGGGTCATCTCTTGGTGCCGCCGCTAGAACATGGGCTTTAGAAACTGGGAAAAACAGAATTAATTGGGTTGACAGCTATCTAGGGTTAGATACCAATAAGGAAGTAGATCCTAAACGTGTGGCTGAATATCTAATGACTAAAAACATAGCTGGGGTCTTAAATGGTAAAGCAGAGTTTGGACCTAGAGCATTAGGAAACCGTAGCTTATTAGCCAATCCTATATATGATATTAAAGATACTGTGAACAAAGTAAAGCGAAGACAAAAGTTTAGACCTTTCGCCCCTGCTATTCTAGAAGAGTTTGCCGATGAATTTTTTGAAGGACCAATGAATGAATATATGCAGTATGTTGCCAAGGCAAAACATGACTATAAAAGTGTGACTCATGTTGATGGAACCGCTCGTGTACAGATAGTTAAAAAAGATTGTAAGTCCGTTATTAGACCTATACTAGAAGAATTTTATGAACTTAGTGGTGTGCCTATGCTATTAAATACTTCTCTAAATGTTAGAGGTATGCCTATGTGTAATCACAAGTATGATGGTATTCTTTTTGAAAACAAATATAATGTAAAGGTTTTTCAATGATACTTTTTAATGGCTGTAGTTTTACTCTTGGTGTAAAAAAAGGATCTTCAAAAAGTCAAACATTCATTTCCAATACCTATGCAAATTTTTTAGGAGATGCGCTAGACAAACCAACCTATAATACCTCTCATAGTGGCAAAGACAATGTGACCATGATCAGTGATATAATTACTATACTGATGTGGGAAGAACGTGAAAAACTAGGAGAGGAAAAAATAGATATAATTGTGCTACAGCCCTCAGATTTCTTTAGATGCTATATACCTTCACCTGATTTTAAACAATACCATCAGATAAATAATCTGAAACGTCAACTATTATTTCATAATAATAAGTATGTAAAACTAATGATACACAATGTTTTTATGAGACATATGAAAGAGTGTGGAAACGCTAAAGAAGCCTTTTGGGTGGGGGCATTTCTTCCAGATCGTGCGGTGTATTATACGTGCACCGCTGGAGATACGTCTGAAACATTTATGAAATATCAATGGTGTCAAAAACTTATGCATCTACAACTATTGTGCGAAATAAAAAAGATAAAACTTGTGATAATGAATTACTATCCAATAGGAGAAGACTACAAAAAAGACCCATTATTTCAAGCAATAAACCTAGATAACTTTATTATAGAAGACCCATTTAAGTCTGGAATGTACGAACACTTAGAACAAGAAGCATTCACTAAAACAGAGGATGATTTTCATTGGGAAATAGACGCTCACAAATATCAAGCAGACATACTAGAAGATTTTATAAAGAATAATACTAAAATCAAAGTAAAATCTAATATAGAATCTCACACAACAGAAATATATGATTATACTATTTAAAGTATAAAAAAATAAAATATATATTTACCGCAATATGTGGTTGTAAGATTATTAGTTTTACTATATACTACACCAATAAGATACAAACACTAATTCGACTGCTAGTTATACGGACTAGCGGTGCCGACAATTATTCACTAAACGAGGTGCTAGATGCTCAAGCTTGTCAACAACAATAGAGATAGGGATACAAGGAATCTCATGTCCGAAACTAAATTCTACGAAGGATATAGTAGGTGGGATGATACAAAAGAACGTTATGAAAGTTGGGACGATTCAGTCTCACGTGTTATGGAAATGCACAGAGATTTTTACGAAGAGAAGATGAGTCCTGAACTCGCTCTATTAATAGATGAAGCAGAAGCATCATATAAGTTGAAGTATGCTCTAGGCGCACAGAGAGCATTACAGTTTGGTGGAGACCAGCTATTGAAGCACATGATGCGGATGTACAACTGCACTTCAACGTATGCTGACCGCCCACGATTTTTTTCAGAGTTGTTCTACGTGCTTCTCTGTGGCGCAGGGGCTGGTTTCTCAGTGCAAAAGCATCATGCCGACAAAATGCCAGATATAGCAGAACGTAAGAAGCAAGCAAAGGGTTGGGTAGTAGAAGACTCTATTGAAGGATGGGCTGATGCTCTTGGAGCACTAATGTCATCATACTTTGTTGGTGGTGGACAGTTCCCTGAGATGGAAGGCCGTAAGGTATATTTCGATCTTACTCATGTGCGTCCAAAGGGTGCTATGATTAATGGTGGATTTAAAGCCCCCGGTCCAGAGCCATTGCGTAGAGCATTAGATAAGATTGAACATCTTATTCAATCACAAGTTCTAAATGGTGCTACTCGCCTAAAGCCTATTCATATTTACGATATAGCAATGCATGGTTCAGATGCAGTGTTGGCTGGTGGTGTAAGACGATCCGCAACGATCTGTTTGTTCAGTGTAGACGATGAAGAAATGATTAGTGCTAAAACAGGTAACTGGTTTGTTGATAATCCACAGCGTGGACGTTCTAACAACTCAGCGGTGATTGTACGAGATGAAATCAAGCGTGAAGACTTTAGAGATATCATGCAGTCCATCAAAGAGTTTGGAGAGCCCGGTTTCTTCTTTGTGGATGACAAAGATATTACTACTAACCCATGTGTCGAGATTGGAATGTTTCCACAGATAGATGGAGAGAGTGGTTGGCAGGGATGTAACTTAACAGAGATCAATGGCTCTAAGTGTACATCTAAAGAAGAGTTCTTTAAGGCGTGTCGCACAGGTGCTATTATGGGAACGCTTCAAGCTGGTTATACTGATTTCAAATACCTAACAGAAACAAGTAAAAAAATATTTGAGCGTGAAGCATTGTTAGGTGTGTCGGTCACAGGTTGGATGAATAACCCAGAAGTATTGCTGGATGCAGAAGTTCAGCGTGAAGGCGCAGAGATTGTTAAGAAAGTTAACAAAGAGGTTGCTAAACTTATTGGTATTAATGCCGCCGCCAGAACCACGTGTGTAAAGCCATCTGGTAACGCTTCAGTTCTTTTACAAACAGCATCTGGTATTCATGGTGAGCATAGCCCACGCTACATTCGCCATATTCAACTTAACAAAGATACTGAGGTTGGACAGTTAATAGCAAAAACTAATCCATACATGGTTGAAGAGTCTGTATGGTCATCTAACAACACTGATTACTGTGTAGGGTTCCCAATCATTTCACCTAAGGGTTCTTTGTATCGGGAAGACTTGTATGCAACAGAGTTGTTGGAAAAAGTTAAGCTGGTTCAAAATAATTGGGTAGAGGCTGGCACAAACGTTGAGTTATGCGCTAACCCAAAGACACGTCACAATGTATCCAACACTGTAACAGTAATGCCGCATCAATGGTCTGAGATCGAAGACTATGTTTTCGAAAACCGTCATAGCTTTGCTGGTATTAGTTTCTTGGCTGGTATGGGTGATAAAGACTTTGCACAGGCTCCAATGACAGAAGTATTGTCAGAGAAAGAAATTGTGGAAAAGTATGGTAAGGCCGCATTGTTTGCGTCAGGTCTTATCGTAGATACTCGCAAGGCTGGATTTCGTGACTTGTGGGAAGCTACAATGATAGCTCAAACGCCACCTGAGTATCTTGGCGAAGTGTCAGATCAACGTGCTGAATGGCTACGTAGATTTAATAAGTTTGCTGATAACTACTTCATGAATGATTTGAAAGAGACAGAGTATTGCCTTAAGGATGTTTTCCTTCTACACAAGTGGGAGAAGATCCAGCAAAACATTAAGCCAATAGACTTTGTTGGGGAGCTTGCTGAGAAGAGGTTCACTGACATAGACACTATGGGTGCGATTGCTTGCCAAGGTGGTGCTTGTGAAATAACCTTTTAAGGAGTAAGACATGGAAGAAGAATATTGGGCAGAGTGTATTGCTTGCGAAACTGAGACACAAGTATTAGTTGTGGATAGTGAAGAGGTTCCTCAATATTGTCCGATGTGCGGGTCTCCCTTGTACTTTGAACAACTAGAAGATTGATTATAAATAGTCCCATGTAATAGTGGGGCTATTTTTTTATGTGGTATTATGATGATGAAGTGTTTGATGAAACACCAGAAGAGTATCAAGGATTTGTGTATCAGATAACTGAGTTAGATACTGGTATGAAATACATTGGCAAGAAGTTCTTTTGGAAGCCAAAGAAGCTCCCTATCACTAGGACACGTAAGAGAGCCATTAGGAGCCGTTCTGAGAGCGATTGGCGTAAATACTATGGCAGTAGCACCGAAGTAAAAATGCTAGTGGAAACTAAAGGGGCAGAAAACTTTAGAAGAGAGATACTAAGACTCTGCAAGACAAAGGGCTTATGCTCATACTATGAAATGAAATATCAGATCGAAAGAGACGTTCTCTTAAAACCTGACGAATATTATAATGCATTTATTGGAGGAAAAATACACCGTAAACATATACTGGGGAAATAAAATGCAAAATGAATATGACGTAGTAGTAATCAAGGTTCTAGATGGAGACACAGTGGATGTTGATATTGATCTAGGATTTGGTGTTTGTCTTAAAGATGAACGAGTAAGGATCATGGGTATTGATACACCTGAGTCAAGAACATCTGATAAGGTAGAAGATCTATTTGGCGAAGCGGCAAAGGCTCGACTAATAGAACTTATGAAAGATGGCGGCAAACTAATCACAACAGAAGATAGACATGGTGAAGATATGAAGGGTAAGTTTGGACGTATCCTTGGAGACTTTCGTGTACCTGATGGGCGTAAGGTCACAGAGATCTTAACTGAAGAAGGACATTGTGTTCCATACTCTGGTGGATCTAAAGAAGATACTATAGCGGCACATGAGGTTAATAGACAACGACTACTTGAAGAAGGTGTTGTTGACAAAGCTGAGTATGCTAAACAGGTAATCTTAATGGCTGAGAGGCAACAACATTTAAATGAAGATCCGCATGATGGATAAAAAAGGGGTTGACGAATCGTCAGATTAGTATATAATAAACTAAAGGTTTTTGAGGTGGATAGTATATCCATATTATATTAGGAGTAAGACCAGTGATTTTGATTGATTATAATGCTGTAGCTATTGGAAGTGTGATACTACAGAAAGATGAGATGAATGAGGATTTGTTTAGGCATCTCATCTTAAACAACGTAAGAATGTATCGTAATAAGTTTAAAGACAAATACGGTGAGATAGTTGTGTGTGGTGATGGCAGAAAGAACTGGCGTAAAGAATACTTCCCTAACTACAAGTTTAAACGTGGAGCCAATCGTAAGAAAGATAATACTGATTGGAAAGAACTCTTTAGAATAACTTCTAAGGTTTATGATGAGATTGGCGAACACTTTCCATACAAGACTGTTCTTATAGATGAATGTGAAGCAGACGATGTTATAGGAACCCTAGTAGATGCATCACAAGAGTTTGGTAAGAATGAACCTATAATGATTGTGTCTTCAGATAAAGACTTCGCACAGTTACAGAAGTATAATAATGTAAAACAATACTCTCCCTTAAAGAAAACCTTTGTTGTAGAAAATAATCCTAGACAACAACTATTAGAGTTGATATTAAAAGGTGATACTTCAGATGGTGTACCTAATGTTCTTAGCAATGATAATTGCTTTGTAGAAGGAATACGTCAAACACCCATGCGTCAAACTACTATAGATACTCTAGTAGAAGATATTAAAGCTATGGGTGATGAGGTTTATAGAAACTATTGCCGTAATAAAAAGTTAATAGATTTAGAAGAAACTCCTAGTTTGGTAAAATCTAAAATACTAAATAGTTTTGATGAACAAGATAATATAGTGAACAACAGAAGCAAAGTGTTTCCTTACTTAGTAGAGAACAGATGCCGAATGTTACTTGAGGATATAGAGGACTTTATTTAATATGGTTAATAAGACAACTTGGATGGTGTTTGAGATTTTAGATCAAGTATCTAAAGCAAAAAGTCGCACAGACAAAATACAAATCTTACAAAAGAATAATAATAATTGGGCAATGAAAGATATATTGCGTGGCACCTTTGATGATCTGGTGAAATGGAACTTGCCTACTGGTAAGGTTCCTTATGAACCCGCTGATGTTAGGTCAGTGCCGTCAAATTTAACCACTCATAATAGAAAGTTTGCGTATTTCTTACCCAATACTTCTGGTGCTAAGATGCCAGCCGTAAAAAGAGAAAAGATGTTTTTAGATATACTTGAAACAGTACACCCAAGAGATGCAGATCTTCTTGTGGGTATGATCAATAAAGATATGCCTATTAAGGGTATTACAAAGAAACTTGTAAAGGAGGCTTTCCCAGACTTAATTGTTAAATAAAATACTATAAGGAGAAGGTATGAGTAGAATCCAACACGAGAGACTCAGAAAAGATTTAGAAGATTTAAACCTATACATAAATAAAGTAAAGGAAAAAGGTAAGATGGATTTAGTTTTAAAGTTAAAACGTAAACGTGATTTTCTGGAATCAAGGTTGGAAGCCGCATAATTTAAAAGGTTATAATGATGCCCACATATACAATGATAAATGTGTCGAATAATGAAGAAAAAGAAATGTTCATGTCAGTAACAGAGCGTGATGAGTTCTTGTCTAATGGTGAATATAAACAGAAGTTAATAACTCCTACGTTTATATCTCAGCATGGGTCAACTCATAACAAGGCTGGTGATGGATGGAAAGATGTTCTTCGCAGAGTAAAATCAGGTGCTGGTAGAGATAATAGTATAGACGTGTAAAATGAAAAATCGTGTGAAGACTTTAAATAATTCTATGACTGTTAAATTGGCTGACTTGCTTCAGCATGAACCTTTAACAGCCAATCAGGAAACTGCTTTTAAATCGTGGGATGAAGGTGATAACCTAGTTC